CACGACATCTCCCGTACTCCATACTGTTTTTGAGTATGCCAACTATATCACCCCCGGATGCGTTCCTATAGATATTTCCAAATCTTCAATCATCGCTATCGTCTGTATTGTCTCCAGTGGAAGGCCTCTCACGCTACCGTATTTGCACTGAAGTTCATCAGGCGTGAGCTCAGCCTCCAGCTGCTGTATCTTCTGCTGTATATCTATGTCTGCAGCTGTACTTGCCCAATTCAAATTATCACGCCTGGCCTGCTGGAAGGCTATTTCTTCACCAAGATTTTGTATGGTATGCCCGCCTATTCTATGCATTACTTTTTCGTTTCGTTCCAGGTCCGCTATCATTCTATCCAAAGCCTGTATTTTCCCCTGTATCAAATCTTGTCTAGGCATTTACGACACCTCCCATGTCAATTCCCAGGTAAATGTAACCGCTATACTACTGGTTTTCGCTATAGGTGTGAACGTCACCCGAGCATACAACGTACCGCTTCCTGGAGTATCAGTTGCGCCATTCGCAAATGCTCCGGCCTCCTGGAGAGTGTTCCCGTTTGCTGATGTACTGGACAGGTAGTATTGTGCTGTGAGCTTTCCCGACTCCTTTGTGACCTTGGTAAACTGGTCTCGGAATACTTCTGTTCCCAGGGCAGTATCGTTTGCTGTTGGAGCAGTGCCGTCTGTGCCCAATGCGAACCTGCCAAGCCCGGATACTGCATCACCATATAAAAAATCCCGGAGAAGATTTCTCCCGGATAGCACGGCCAGGTTGCCCACCTTTTCTGTTCTCAAAATTTGCTTTTTCCCAACATCCCATATTACTATATCTACGTTTACCTTTGGTATCACTATTCCGCTCATACCATCACCTCACGCTATCTCTGAAAACCCTATCATTGCATATCCTATTCTCGATTCCGGAGCTGCACTGGATACCGTCATACTATCTCCACATACAACGCTGTCTCGGAACTGAACCAACCTAATAAGGACCTCGTTCTCTCGGATTACAAACGTTTGACCTTTTTGTATCAGTTTCCTGAAGAACTGAGGCCAACCGCCGACTGCTTCACCATCAAGAGCTTCCACCGAATACAGAAGCTTCCCGTCTGCTCTGCCTGGATCAGTCATAATTACCCGAGACACCAGGAACTCCCCGGAAAGATTGTGCGGGGTCAGCTCTACGGGTAGTAAATGCCCTGGATTCAATCCTTCCTCATATGTATTGAAAGTGAGTACTGCATATTCCATAGCTGCTTCTCCAGTGTTGACATTGGCAATCTCTTCAACGGCCTCATATATACCAGTTCCACCTTCCACGGACTTTCTTTCTGCCTGGGCGGTCTCTTCATTAGCCATCACAATGATTGGGAAAAAACCCTGGTATGTAATTTCTACAGTATCGCTGGTACCGAGAACTGTTTCGTTAGGATCTTGATAAAAGGTTCTTTCTCCCTCGTTCCAGTACCACTGTTTTCCGCTTTCCACCTGCCCTATACCTACCGTTTGCGGATTGCTGTTTTTGGTTATAGTCGGAACTTTTGCGATAGGAAGAGCCACCGTAAACGTTCTTGTGGCCCCGTCTCCCTTGAAGCTTTCCGTTTTGGCATCTGATATATCTTTGCCGGCTCTAATGTATTGCCTGTTTCTGTACTTCTCCCTGTTCCTGCGGACCCTGACGTTCATGATAGCGCTATTGTCTGTGATGCTCCAAGGGGCAGAGAAGGTTGCACGGTCAAAGAAATCCAGAGATTTATCTGCCCTGATGACCCACTGATACCCGGTGAGCTCCGACAGTTCATCCAGTGCCTGGCTAACCGGAATGTAGTTGAACACTGCCTTTACGATTGTCGCCCCTGTCTGTATAGTCCCAACCGTTATGCCTTCATCAGCCAGATACTTTGTTATAATATCTTGAACTATAGCCCCTGCAGTCTGATTTTCGTATACTTCGGCTACTATGCGTCTATCCGCCTTTTCGTGCCAGTCTACAGCTTGAATAGGTATTTCCAATGCAGATGTACCAGGAGGCTTGATTTCTTCTGGTTCGTCTATTGTACCGCCGAAAATGAGAGCCCCATCATATATAAGGACTTCTTCGCCGACAGAAGGATGATAGGCACCTGCAGGGTCCATAAGCGTGAAAGAACATGTTGATCTACTGTTTATCATATCGATTATATTCAGCGTCTGTCTACTAAAAAGACTAGTTTTATCTGCTCCACCAATTAACAGCTGCATTATATCTTCACCCCTACTCTGGCCAGTTCACCAGGTATGTATGGGAGCAATGCCCTGGTCACTTCTCTACTGTCCATCTGGAATATTACGGTCATAGTGCCACTTGACTGACGTTTGTTCTCCCTTGCAGGGATAATAGCTTCGCCTTTATGCACGAATGCAAGCGTGTCTCTTGGTACATATGGAGTACCTGTGGCAAAAGAAGGTACACCTGACTTTTTAAGTGCATTTTTCCAACCTTCATTCCTGAGCGATTTTGCCATATCTGTTGCTACGCCTATATCCACGCCTTTTTCATTGGCTATTTGATTGATGTAATCTCTATTAACGCTACCAAATAGCTCATTGGCTTTTTTTATGCTGCTTCTGTTAATCACACTTCCTGAATTTGTAACTATTTGGCTTGACGTTATAGCTGCATAATATTTATTCACTTGTTCCAAGCTTTTTTCTGCTGCTTTGGCATTTTCTATTGTTGCAGCGGTATTAGAGTTTATTACATTTGTATAGTTATCCATAGCAGAAGATATTGCGTCAAGTATACCCGCCTGGCTGGTTAATGTACTACTTATTTTTTGATGCTCCTGGCACGCTTGTTGATTTGCTAATCTCTGTGTTTCAACAGTGTCTGTATAAGTTTGGATTTTAGCTTGGCCCATATCAATTTGACTTCTTAAATCTCGCACACTACCGCCTAATATCCCAAAGCTTTCAGTCGCCAGCCTGTTGCCTTCCCGCATATCTTTTATGGATTTAGTGACCAACCACACTGCACCTGCGACTATAGCAAGTTTCCCGTATAAAGCCAATAAAGCTGTATTGAGCCCTACTGTAGCTACTTTTGCACCTTCTGCCGCTACAGTTGCAGCCTTTGTTGCTGTAGTTGTAGCAATTAATACAGGAGAAAGTAATCTGAACGCACCTATCATAGCACTAACGGTTTTAATTGTTTGCCCCATTATTAACATAGCAGGACCAACAGCAGCAGTTAATAATCCAAATTTCACTATTGCTGTTTTTGTGCTCTCGTCTAATGATGTAAATTTTTTGACTGCATCTTTTATTATTTCTATTAGTGGAGTTGCAGCTATTACTACATCCGTGATTGCAGGCGCTAAGGTATCTCCTAAATCCTGTGCTAATACAATGGCTTTTTGTTGAGCTTTTGCGAATTCAAACCCCGCTTTGTTTACACCTTCTGTCTGCTCTTTAAACGCCTGTTCAGCCATTCCCGATGCATTACTAAGTTGCATTAATTTTTCCTCGAATGTCTTTGCCTGGCTACCGGTTAATGCAAACACGGAAGTCAATGCTTCCGCTCTGCCAAACAGCTTTGCAACCGCTTCTTCCGTCCCGTTTGTTGTTGACATCAACGCGTTCAATGAGCCAACCATACCTAACTGTTCCACCATAGCCGAAGCACTTTCATAACCCAACGTACGGATAGCTGTCGACATAGCCGTGGTCGGCTTAATCATAGCCCTCAATATCGCGGCAAATTGTGTACTTACTTCGGATGCATTCCCTGTTACCCCTGTTAACGTAGCAAAACCTGTAAACATTTCTTCTTGTTTAACGTTTAATTGTGCCGCCAAAGGGACAACACTACCTATTGAAGCAGCCAATTCCGGAAATGTAGTCTGGCCAAGTTTAACGGTCGCAAATGCCAGATCAGTTGCTTTATTTACCGCTTCTGACGTAACATCACCATAACCCTTTGTAACTGCTGAAGTAAGGTTTATTGCATCTGTAGTGGTTGAAATACCAGCTTTAGCGGCCTTTACATTTGTTTCTAATATTTTAACCGTATCAGCAGTATCCCCAAAAGCAGAAATAACTTGATATAAACCGCCTGAAATATCGGTTGTACTCACCCCTGTTTCAACTGCCATGTCCTGAACTGCTTTTTTTAATTTATTTATTCTTTCTGTATCGCCGGGAATAAGAGTTGCGATATTTGCCATAGAAGCATTGAAATCTGTTGCAAATTTTATAGCTGCGCCACCAGAAGCAACTAACGGCAATGTAATATTTCTTGTTAATGTGCCACCTATATCCGTAAATTTCCTTGATGTTTTGTTTAATGTTTTTTGTGCAGAATTAAGTTGCTTTTGTAAATCGGATATATCTGCACCTACCCTGATTATTAAACTTCTAATGGTTACCAAAAATATCACCTTCTTTCAAGTGCAAAAATTGAAATATTTATGTTATAATGTTCATAAAATAGAAATAAGGGGGTTATAAATATGGACTATCAAAAACAACAAGGATTAGCACTTATAGTCACAATTATAATTTTTGCAGCAATTTTTATGTTCTTTAAATTGACTTCTTAGCAATAGAAAAGGACCGGTTATTCCCGGCCCCCTTGTTTTATCCTGTCCCATTCCCTCTCTTCGTTTTCCAGTGCAAACAAAGCCTGCCAATACGTTATCTCTTCAGAGCTTATCCCATCCAGAAGCTCTTCAACGGTTTTGCCTAATTCTCTTGCGAGGCAGAAATAGAACCGCAATTCTGGATGGTATCTTAGTTTTTTACTGCATCCTTAAAATCTTCCACACCAAGCTTGTTGTGTTTATGCGTATTTAAGTACAGTTCTTCAAGTATTGCTCCATCTATATCGTAAAGCTGTTCTTTATCTTCAAACAGTTTGTTCCCCTGCTCGTCGCACACAGTCATATATACAAGTTTAATCATACTGTCATATAGCGCATCGTAATTTTCATTGATTTGTTCCTGGTCTGTACCTTCCATTTTAGGAAGCGAATTAAGATAATCTTTCCTTTCCCTGCCCTTTAAACGTCTCAAATATACGCTTCCGTTTAAATCTTCAATCTTTACCTCTTTTAATACTGGTTTTAGAAAATCAGCTTTATTTAAAGCCATAAATTAGTCAGCCTCCTTACGCACTAAACGTATGTTCCCCTGGTTACATCCCCTGTAACCTGGAATGTAGCGCTAAATTTAACTTCGCCAGATATACTACTTTTCACGTTGTACCCTGTGCAGATACATGAACCAGAGTATTTGATATCCCCGGCAGTTGAACCTTCCGGCCCGTATTCAAAATCTCCAGCATCTCCCCCAACTATCCCAGCAAGGTACCCGTCAACTGTAGGATCCCATTCGCCCTCTATGGATATGTTTGCATCTTTTAAGCCTGGAATATAGGTTTTGCTGGAATTCCCGAATGTAGTCGTTTCAACGGTATCAATCGGTTGCGGAAAATCAACATTTGTAACATATGCTGATATATCTTGCAGAGTGTTTCCGCTATCATCTATCTTAAATATTGTATTTTTACCATGAGTGAAAGCCATTTTTATCCCTCCTAGTCTCTATGAATTGAAAGATTGAACGTTATATTTTCACTGCCTGCTATGGTTGCATAGCCCCTGACATACTGCTTAACTATTCCGGCAAAAGTAATTCTTTCTGATGTTCTGCCCGTTACAGCAGTAAATGTAGCCAGGTCCTCAGTATCGACTGAAAAATTGTCTGAGGAATGCTGTATTTTCACTTCAATGGTCCCTGTAGCTGCCATAACATGCAAATAAGCGCTTCCACCGTTAGAAGTGCCTGCGCCATTGTCCTGTACTGCACCTTCCCAGTTAACATCACTCTCTGCACCTAGCGCATGAAGTGATAAAACCCTTTCTTTCCCTGTCTTGCTTTGCGCTGATGCAGCTATTTTGGTAGCATCATCTATTGTGCCTTTCACGGTATAGTTAGTTTCAATCGCCGAGAAACCATAACCGTAGTTCCCTGCTGCATCACCCTGTGGATACCATGTAATTTCTGCTCTCGAACTTCCCAGCGCTGCCTGTAATACTTCATCCACCACATCAGAGGCTCCATCAAAAAACCCCTCCATGGAGAGGTTTGCATCTTTATTCCCTGGAATATATGTTTTGGAGTTTTTCGAAAAGGTTGTTGTTTCAACGGTATCTGCTGTACCCGAGCTTTCAAAAGAATTAAAATACGCCGTGAGATCGTAACCGTTTATATACACATCTACGTTTTTCCCGTGTCCAAAGGCCAATTATATCACCTCTATTCTTGATACCATATCTCAAAATCCATTATCACCTTATACTCCTTTGTATCATCGCTATAGTCACTAATCCTGCTTATTTTTTTTACTGCACTTACCGTTACCCCGCCATCTCCGCCCATTGCGCCTGAATAATTTTTAAAAGCTAATCTGAGTTGCTTTGCTACAGCGTTAGCACTGCTCCTTGTGTCTGCATATATAGTAAATTGATATACAGGGTATATTAATGTGTTTGGTTGGCTAAAAGTATCGAGCTCACCTTCATCTATTTGCTGGTATGCGATAGAAGGGTTGCTGCACTTCTGTGGTAAAATATCAGGATATATTCTTGTGCCGACTAAGCTGGTTAAATCTGTATAACTCGAAAGATAACTGTATAATGCTTCTCCTATTTCCATTACCGCATCACCCTTCCCAGGGCATCACTTATTGCTTTATTTACCGCTTCAGCTATTGTTTTTTTATTTTTATCTATAGCTGGTCTTAAAAATGGTTTTGCAGGGACATGTTCGCCGCTTTTAGTCTTATGCCCAAGTTCTACAAAAGGCAGATAGTATGCTTTTTTGTAGTTAAACCCTACACTTGCAGAAGATCTTTTCTTTTGTCTGTCTTTATTCGCCCTCGGTTTGTTGAGTTTTAAACTGGCTTTTAAGTTTCCCGTCTTTACGGGCGCACGCCTTTTTGCATCTTCGAATGCTATCGTTGCCCCTGCCAATGCAGCCTCATCTAATATCTCGTTTGCAGCAAGCCCCATTTCCTGTAATAGTTTTTCTATTTCTTCAGCACCTTCAACACCTGTATAGATTTTTTGAGACCTAGCATTATATGGCCTAGCCATTTATATCACTTCCCTGCACATCAGAATCATTTCCCGGTTTCTTTCGTCAACATTTATAACGCTTTGGATGTCAAAGGTCCGTGTTCCAAATAACACTCTCATATTAGGAGTAACTCCGGACCGGTATCGGATCCGTATTCTGATCGTAACCTCGGCGTTGACTTGCTGGGCATCAAAAAATTCCTTGCCTCGAAGCGGTTCAATACTCGCATAAAGTGTAGCCACATCGTTCCATGTCTCAATTACAGCACCAAAGGAGTCGCGGGTTTCAGTTTTTTGCTGAAGAGTTATTCTATGGCGCAAGTCACCTGCTCGCATTTTGTATAACACTCCTTGTATCTTTCTCTGTTTTTTTCGCGACATTGCCGTACTTTTGGTTTCTTCCAGTCTTTTCGACTTCTACACCACAGATTTTGCATTTGATTAATTTGCTCATACAGGGACAACCCTATCCTGCCAGAGCAGCGCATGTACAGCAAATTCAATTTCCTTGCTGATAGTCCCGGTAAACACAGCCTCGCGGTTCTCGTACCAATGGCCCATCAGTAGATGTATGGCCTGCTTGACCTTCTGGGGCACGTTGGCGGCTTCATCGCCATAGCCGGCAACAAAGCGTACTCTGACAGCGCCCGTTGGATAAGGCGTAAAACTCGGCCAGCTCTCGTTATATGCCAGTACAACATTCCCGGGTTCATTATCTGTATCAACAATATACTTTGATGCATCCAGAGTTGTTTCTGTGCCCTCGTAGTCTTTGTATTTCACGCTTGTGACTGACTGTAGAGGTGGCCGTGGTAATTGGATATAGTCTTTTACAGGGAATTTATCCAGCACCAACTCCCATGTTTGGGTGATGTATGCTATGTTCTGGAAACCTTCGCAGTACTCTCTAGCTGCAATGATAAGATTGGTTATCAGATCATCGTCGGCCGTAAAGTCGGTTTCTACCCTGATATGCTCTTTTGCTTCTGCCAAGGTTATTGGTTCGCTAGCTGGTCCCGTAATCAGTTTTAGTGCCATTTTTAGCACCTGCCTATCTTATATAGATTATCGCTGTACCTTTTTTCGTGTCACCTGCATTGGATACCGCTATGGACAATTTATCATTCGCTACACATCCCAGGCTTGAAGCAAGTACCTGTTCAGTAGTTGCTGTTGCCCTATCCATTCCAGCTCCCATGAGTACGTCTGTTCCATCTTCGTCGTTTATTGCGATATCGTATAGATCTGTCGGAGCTGCTACTCCGTCCGGAATTGTCACAAGTCGAATTATTTCACCATTGTATACTTCTGTCGTTGTTCCGCTTGCCGACCCATCTGCAGCAGATTCCCATTCAAATTTAACCTTCTTAACACTACCAAAGGTTTCTTCGGATATTGTTACCACCATTTAACTCACCGCCTTATAGCCATTCGAGCGTCACGGTTATTGTAGCTCCAGCATAGTTTGTACCATCGCCAGATGCAAATTTTGTGCATAGTGCATCACCAGCCGCTAATGTAGCTTCCGCAGTTGCCACTGCTGCTTTTGTAACTGGAGTATTTGCAGTACTGTTCAGCGTGAAAGCTTCTGCAAGAGCAACATCACCAGCCCCTGGGGCTTCTCCCGATTCAATCTTTTCTATTGTCATTGTGTCCGCTGCATCACATACGGTTATATGCCTTTCATATGCTGAAATGATTTTACAAGCCGCCGGTGCAATAAAAAACGGTTGCCCCACCTGTGCAGCTGCAAAATTAAAAAGACTTACCGTAAATCTCTCGCCTTTTACATGCTGTCCTGTGGTCAACTCCAAATCACCTGCTGGTGTTACTGTACCATCTGGATCTATCGTCAATATTGTTGAATTATCAGCTCTTTTGAAAAATATCAGCTTTCCGTCTACCCATTTTGAGCCTACATTTGCCATACTCATTTATTTTTCTCCTTTCCACCGTTTCCGGCACCCTTTCGGGCAGAAATTTTTTTAGCTATCCCTCTTTTTATGAGGTCGGTTCCAGTTTCTTTGCCAATAGTAAGGGTAGCGCCTTTTTCGGCACCACCCCAATCAGTCAAAAGTTCAATTTTCATATCAACTCACCTTATACAATCGCTGAGTCAGGTATTTCCTGCTCATATTTTGCCTCTGTGAGTATGGCAAGAATACCGCCAAGAACAGGGTCGTCCGCAACTTCAACAGATTTCAGTCTGATGTAACCATACCCGGATGATACAAGAGCCTCAGCATCAATATCAATTTTGTACATTTTGTTTGATGCCGCACTAGTTGTAAACCCTGCTGTAGTTGCTTTTGTGATTGCACCGAAAGTATCGTCTGACACACATTCCTGATATACGAAAGGTACTGCTTCACTATTGCTTGGGACAACGTCGTCACATGCCTCAACCGTTATTGTTGCCGTTCCTGTTGCCCCCACGCCGCACTGGATTATAAAACTTATGTGTTCGTAATTTTTCATGTTGATTATGTCTGAATACTTAGTGCCTGCGAAAGCATCTGCCACAGGAGGCAGTGCATTTACTACATGATATAGGTTTTTCATTTCTCTACCGTCCTTTCTAAAGTTTTTTAGGGCGGACTATACCGCCCATTTATTATGACCTGGTTGCCAGAGTGATGAAGCTGGATCTGGTCTTATTGGAGTTTTTGATAGTCAAGGCCTTGTTCTTCTTAGGCATGCCGTTTGCCCTGAATATGAATCTGAAGCAGTTTTCAGCAGTCAGGAACTGAACATGCATTGAAGTATCAGCCTGTACGCCGCCCTTGGTAATCAGCATATATTGTGACAGGTCAACATAGTTAATATCTCCTACAGTTCCCAAAGCAGAACAATGATCGCTCTCAACAATAGGACGTCCTTTCAGTGTGGCAACAGAACCCTCTTTTGCGGCCTGCAGATACACTGGAACGCCGCCAGTACCAACAGGGAATTCCATGAAATCAAACTGTTCTGATACGTCTGGATGGCAAAGCCAAATGTAATTGGGGTCAGACTTATTGATTGCCCTGTTATACATCTTAGAAATGTTTTTCCACAAAACAGTAGCTGCAGCCTGACCGCTTTCCTTTGCTACGCTCACAGTTCCGCCGCCTTTCAGAAATCCCAATGGTTTCCCTGCGCCAGTCCCTGCAATGACGCAGTTTTCGAGTTCTCTCTGAATTGCCAGAGTGAATGCTCTGGTGTAAAGCTGGGAGATAAAGCTGGAATCTTGTTCAAGTTCATAGGTTGCATAAGCAATACCCATGAGCTTCTGAAGTTTTAGCTCCATTTCTTTCAGCTTTGGCTTGCTCGCAGTCACTGTTGCAGCCTCAGCAGCCCAGTATACCTGAACGCCGCCGAATACCGTTGATGAAACGTTTGTCTCATCAATATCTGTCCACTCAACACGGTTAGAGTTGCCGGATATTTCGTATTTGTCCACCCTCGACAGTATCTGCCCGGCTTGAGCTGCGGATTCCATCATCATACCGGCAAAATCACTCTGAACTGCATACCCGCCTTCTTCAGGAAGCCCTTCGTTTGCCCCTGATGCTGCTGCTTTTACCTGGTTGTTCAGTTTTGCCAGTCTTTCATCAACGATACCGTCTATTGCAGCTCTTTTAACAGCCCTTAACTGTTCTGCAAGGTTTTTAAATAGCCTTAACCCTTCTTCTTCTCCCACTGGGTTTGCATATATCGGACTGTTTACTGGAACGTTTAAGCTATTTTCTCTTGCTTCGAGTGCCTCTTCAGCTTCAATTGACTTTTCCAGGTTCTTGATTTCTGCCTCCAATGCGTCATACTGCTCTTGCTCTTCATCGGACATTGCCCTGTTTTCGTCTATGGCAGTCTGCAGCAGTGCCCTCTGAGCCTCGATTTTCGCCTTCAACAGTTTACTAAACATTTTCTAATCTCCTTTCGGTATTTTTCAATAATTTTGTATATAGGTCAACGGGCACCTGCCCATTTGCCTCATTTGCTGGTTCTGGCGGTTCCGATTCCTTTACCGGGATAAACGCCAACTTTGGTTTGTTTTTAAATCTTGACAGGTCCATTTTCTGACCGTTGATTGTCAGAATTCCTGCATTCAGTGATGCGGCAACCTGCTTTTCTTCTTCAATTTCATCTGCAAAACCATACTCAACCGCTTCTTCGGCTGTCATCCATGTTTCAGCATCCATGAGCTCCTTAATCTCTTCGTCTTCCAAATCTGCTTTTTCTCTGTATGCAGCCAGTATGCTTTCGCTGATTTTATCAAGATCATCTGCAATTTTTCTGAATTCCTCAGCATTCCCCATGGCAAACGTCCAAGGATTATGTATCATCATCATTGCATTTTGGGGCATGTAGACTGTTTCGCCGGCCATGGCAATTACTGAAGCAATACTTGCAGCAAGACCATCAACGTACACGTTTACAGTTGCGTTGTACCGTTTTAACATACTGTGTATGGTTTGACCTGCAAATACATCGCCGCCGTAACTGTTGATGTACACATTTAAAACATCAATATCGCCCAGGTCATCAAGCTCCTGCTTAAATTGTTTGGGTGTCACCTCATCGCCCCACCAGGACGTGCTTGAAATGTCACCGTACAGCATGAGTTCCCCAACTTTAGGGTCATCTTCTTTCGCCCGGATTTTCCAGAACTTATTCGCTTTAGGCATATTCTCACTTCCTTTCCGATATCATATTGTAGATATCCTCAACGAGCTTTGCGTAATTGTCGCTTTGTGACTTTCCTGCTTCAATCATGTTGCTGGGCTGTAAATAAATATCTCCATTCGATATAGGCGACATATTTTCAAGCTTTCTAATATCGTTAACACTGAGCCAACCCCATTGCCTACCTGCTGCATACGCCTCAGCTCTGGATTTTGCATCGCCCCTGAGCAATGCATCAATTTTGAACTCTACATAGTAACCTGCTCTGCGCTCTTGTGGTGTCAGCAGCTGCATGTTGATATTTTCCTCCCAGCGTTTAAACCAGGGAAGCATAGTATACATTACAAATTCAAGCGACTGATGCTCAATGTTGTTGTTTGTTGAGCGATCAAGCTTCTGAACCAGGTGCTGAGGAACCCTGTAAATTCGACAAATATCCTCTATTTGAAAGTTTTTGCTCTCGATCAGCTGTGCGTCAGCAGGCTTTATTGTCAGCGGTTTAAAGTCTCCACCCTCTTCAAGCAACATAGGCTTTCCTATATTGACCAGACCGGTATAGTTCTTTTTCAGGTCCTTTTTCAATCTCTCATATGCTTTGTCACCTAAAGCATTAGGAAACGAAAAAACGCCGCTTGCATTAGCACCGTTTTTGTAAAAATTAACTCCAAATTTTTCATAGGAAATGCCAAGTCGTATAGCTGATGCCGCGTACTCTATGGGGGAAAGTCCAACTACTCCATCAAGGCTTAACCCGGAAATATGAAATACTTGGTCACGCGTGAGTATTCTTTCTGCTGTCCCGTCCCGGATCCTGTATATCAGTTTCTTTGTATCCCGATCCCGTTCAATGCGTACTTTTGACCATTCATAAGGGTAAAGCCCCACCAGCTGGCCGTATTTGTTGACAAGCCGCTCACAAACCGTATTCCCTCCCAGATTTAGTGCCATCATACAGCTTTCCTTAAAGTTGAACGGTGACATTTCCTCGTTCGGTCGGTTATGAAGTATGTCGTATATCGCCAAATCGTTTCTGAGCTCTCTATCGCCGTCAGATTTTTTCCTGTACAGCATAGCCGGCATACTGGCCAATGTTTCAGAAAGAACCCGGCAGCATGAAAAAACTGCCGTATATTTCATGGCAGTAGTAGTGTTAATTCCTTCTTGGTTTGGATATGGGTATGCATCTTCGCCCAGCAGGAACTTTTGTATAGCTTCATCAAAGCTATTACTGAACAACAGCTTAACTTTTTGAAAGAAATTCAATGTCTCACCTCCTTACAGGCTCCGCATACCGCGCAGTTCGTAGACGGAAGTCTCGTTTTCCATTCTCATTGCAATTGCCATGGCGTTTATCAATGCTACAGTAACGTCTATCCGGCCCGTTGATTTGTTCTTCATGGGTTTAATGTTGCCGTTTCCGTCTACCGTTATATTGACATTACCCCAACACCACCTGGCAACAGGATTTTTCTCGTGTGTCATCATGTCAATCTTCATAAGCCTTTCTATTTCTTTCATTGCCGGACTCATGTTGGCCATATTCTGCCTTATTTCCACAACTTCGATATCCTTGCGCATAAGTCTTTGGGTTAACATTCTGCTGCTCCACGGATCAGTGCCAAGCGCTTTGACATTATATTGTTTGGCTATCGCTAACAGCCGGGCTTCAACAAATTCGTAATCAACGACATCGCCCGGAGTCGCATGTAAATACTTTTGAGTTACCCAGCGGTCATATGGTACATGATCCCTGCGTACCCTCTCTTTCATACAGTCTTCAGGTATCCATATATCAAAAATCGCTCGCCAATCTGGAATACCTTCCTGAGGCGGGAATAACGAACATGATGCTGTTAGGTCTGTTGTACTTGACAGGTCAAGGCCATTGTAACACTTTTTGCCTATTAATTCCGACAGCTCCCATTCCCCGTTTGTCTGATCCCATAGTGTTAATGGCTGCCAACCAACTCGTTTTAGCGCTATCCATTGATTCAACCTGAGCCATCGAAAAAGTTTTTCTTTTGCAGGGTCGTTTCTCGCCCCTATTGCTTCTTGCCTAACTTTTTCTATATCTATGGCATGCCCCAAACTTGGGTTTGATTTATACCAGGTTTCCTCAGCAAAAATATCATCATCGTCTTTGGCGCCGTATATTTTGGGGTACCATATCGGGTCATCTATCTCGCCATCTATAATTTTTCTTGCATATTCGTGTACTTCCCATCCAATGCTATGACGGTCCGGATCATCTCCGGCTGTTGTGATTATCCACCACAATGGTTCTTTTCTCGCAGCACCAGCTCCAAATGTCATAACATCCCATAATTCTCTGTTCGGCTGTGCGTGTAATTCGTCAAATATAACTACCGTGGGATTAAGCCCGTGCTTGCTGTATGCTTCAGCAGAAAGTACTTTTATAAACGTTCCTGTATGTAAGTTATATATTTCTTTTTTACTATCTACTAATTTTGTGATTTTTTCTATTGTCTTATCTTGTTCCCTCATTTGCTTTGCAGCTTTATAAACAAGTGAGGCTTGCTCTTTTTCAGCTGCACAACAATATATTTGTCCGCTTGGTGGGTCGTTAATTAAGTGATATATTGCTAATCCAGCTGCTAGCTCCGTTTTCCCATTCTTTTTTGGTATTTCAAGATATGCGTACTGATACTGCCTGCAGCCGTTTTCCTTTACGGTTCCATACACATCCCAAAGAACGTTATATTCCCAATCAAGCAGCTTAAATTTTTCCCCGTAAAAATCTCCAGTGTGATGTAATAGCCCTATAAACTCAATTACATCTAACGCTTTTTGCTTATCATGCATTATTAACCGCCGGCTTTATTCTTCCTGGAAAGATATGCTGCCATTGGATCGTTCTCATCTTCATCTTTTGGCTTCTTGGGTATTGATTTAATCCTGGCAGTCGGGTTGAGAAACAGCCTATCTTCAAGCTTCAATATCATGTCCCTAACCTTGTTTATCCCGGCCAGTGTCCCGGATATGGTTTTATAGAGAGCCATACGGTCTTTAAAGTCTTCGCAATCATCTATATCATCGTTCATCCGGTCAAGCAGCTTTTGTAATGCCTGCTCTTTGCTGGTCAGCAAGCAATACCGATTTATAATAGCCTCATCAAGCCCATCCACATACTGTATGTGCTTGTAAAGTTTCCGAAGTCTCAAAAATTCTTTGTGGGCAACAGGATCCTCTTTCACTGATTTTCTTTCCTTGAACTTTATCCCGGTATAAAGTGCCTGTTCAAATTTTTCCCTGTGTTCAATTTCAGCTTTTGTCAGATGGCGTTTATTGCCTTCCGACTTGATGAGCTGAATTGGTTTTCCATTTCTGCCTGGCATTTGCGCCATCTCCTTTCATATAGATTTCATTCCACGAAAAAAATTCACGCAGAGGGGCGCCCCCGGTCTCCAGGTAAAAGGTACTAAGGATTTAACCCCCCTATCCCTTATACCAACTAGGCTTATACCTCTCGTTGGCTTCTTTTACAGTTATTTTCTTATACTCAAGACATTTTCCGCAATAGAACACATCAACCTGCTTGTAGTGGTTCAACCCAGGTCCCTCAATCTTCTCGTATTCAGAATACAGGAATTTATAATCATGCTCACACATTCCCAAACCCTCCATCCTCCCGCGCAGTCTTCCTATCATGGCACTGCTTACATAGTGGCTGCCAGTTCGACTCATCCCAAAACAGTTCCGGATCACCCTTGTGAGGTACTATATGATCCACCACTGTAGCTGGTGTCAGCCTTCCTTCTTTCATACATTCTGTGCACAGCGGGTTCTCTGCTAAAAACCGTTTCCTCACTTTCCTCCATCTTGCATCATATCCACGTTGAGCAGCCGTCCCTCTCTCCTTGTCATATTCCCTCCTGCTTCTATTCCTTTCCCTTTTATGCTTTTCACAATATCTATCAGGATACTCAACAAGTTCCGGACATCCCGGATGTGCACATGGTCGTTTCGGTCTCTTAGGCATCATATCAACTCCAATAAAAAAGACAACCCGGAGGATGTCTATGTATTTGTGCTGTGGGGCAGACCGCTAGCAAGCCCGCCCCTAGGTTGTTCAAGTATTAGTTTTATTCACTGTCATATTACCATATCCGAATACAAATTTTTGTAGTTAATTTTTCTTTTTATCCACAATTTACACAGCTTTCAATGCATCTAGCCCAAACTTCATAATAGCAAATTTCCGTATTGCTTTCCCCCGGATATCATATATACTCTGTCGACTGTTCTGACTGTAGTTCAATACCTCTGCTATCTCTTCCTTTGTCTTCTTCTCTATGTACCACATCCGCAGGACCTTACCATAGTCCTCACAACCCTTCTCCTTGCTGATGTCCTCCAACACCTGGTCAATCTCATTGAGTTCTCCCAAGGTTTTTTCTCTACCCTCTATACACATCTGCAGCTTAAACGCAATATTCATCATATCATCCTGGTATACTTGCCCATGTGGCATTCCATCCAACTCTTGAGCCGATGGTATCTTTGGTGCGCCGCTCCATTTCAATTTCGATATCTCTCTGTCCAACTGTTCAAGGCTGTATTTCAAGTCTCTATAATGCCACAGATACTTTTCCGCTTCCCGGATATAATTCATTTCACACCCCACCTCCTCTGTCTAAGTGCTCCTCTATGTCTCTCATGACTGTCATGCCGCATCGCTTCTGCCGGTCTAATATCCCTCATATACTGCTCCATGAAATACTTCCACATCAGCAATTCCTCTCGGACCTCTCTGGATATATACTCTTCCACTGTACATATACTCTCCCGCTCTATCAGCAGAGCTCTTCCATTCACCCTCATATCTCTCACCCCGTTCACAAATAGCGTGTATCGTCCACGTATTTCACATATCGTCCACAAAAAGAGAAACCCAGCCTATTTAGACTGGGTCTCGTGGACCTCTCTCTTTCTCCATTTTTTCTTTCTCGCATACTGTCGCAGGTTCATTTCAGCTTCCTCCCGGACAGGTGTCATCGGTACCGTCTTAATCCTTTGGAGCGAACGGGTGGCTTTCCTCCGGAACACTCCCCATTCTTCGCCAGCACTTATGCCACAGCTTACTAATATTTCAAACCCTTTATCGTCTATATATACCTCACTCTTGTACTCTCTCCAATCTTCCATAGTATCTCCTTTCACTGTATCATATGTATTCACTTCACCGCACCTGGGGCATTTTATCTCGGCTTTTCCGGCTATGACGCCGAGCTTCTTCCCGCAGTTTTTACATCGCATTTCTTTCATGGATTTCACCTCTATTGCGCATGTTGTCAAGCATTTTCTCTAATTCTTTACACTCTTTTACCAGGTCGAAAGAATCCCAATGCCATCCAGAGAAAATCTCGCCTACTTTTTTGATGATAGCTGCACTATCTGAGAGTTTCTTGCATTGTTTAAAAATACGCTCTATCTCATAAAAGGACGTATTTTCATCAGTTAAATCCATCCCCAGAGTTTTATTGACCAATTCTATTACCTGATATGCCTTCTTTTCAGTTCTGGCGGTTGCATTTTGGTCTAATCTCTTCGCAATATCATAGCCAATTCTTTTAGCCCGATTAATGAGCGGTACATTTTCTTCAGCAACTATTCTGTCCCGTAACCTACGCATTTGCAACTCTTCTTCATAGCCTCGATATAACAGTGCAAGAATAGTATCTTCGCTTAAACAAGCTGGCTTATTGCTTTTAGCAGCTTTCACTACGTACCACCCTTTTTCTGAGCGGGTAATTAATCCTGCATCATTAGGTATAATATCCTTTTGTAGTAATCCTTTAGGACAAGCAAAGTATAATCTATGACATACGTCTAAGTATCTTCGCCACTTGTTAGCCCTATCATCTGCCTCGTATATCTTTCTTCGCATAATGATGCGGTCTTACTGCTACAACATCAGCTCTACCCCAGTCAGTTCCAGGTAGTTGTATTTCAGTAAATGTTAAAAATCCTGATTGTCTTAAGTAACTTGCTAAATCCTCTGCAAGTTCCCGGCCATTAGTTGGAATATTCTTTAAGTTCATAAGGCCTCACTCCTTTAATATTCCATACACGTGATACTTCCTCTCAAAACTCTCCCGGCCAATCGTATGCGCTTCCGTATGGTGCTCCCTACACAGTGCAATCTTCCTGTTCTGACTATCACCCACTTTCGTCCTGTCAAACCCTCGTCCGATAGCGTCCCAATGATGGACCTCCGCCGGCTTCCCACATATACAACATATTTTCTGCTTCAAGCACAATGCCAGGTACTTCTCCACGTCCCGGAACCCGCTCATAGGATGCTCGGATATCCTGATGCCCTGCCGGAAACAAAATTCAATCATCCACTCTATGAAATCTCCGGCTAACTCCCTGGAACAGTTTGACAGTGAGAAATCATCATACTGGCTCTCCTGGCAGAACTGCGCTTTCATCTGTATTTTCACACTGTCTATGCTGTCTCCTATATAGTTTCCTATATCATCGAATAGCACATATATCTTCTTCCTCTGGTCCTCGGAGATTGTCTCCATCCGGGTCTTGACTTCCTCTGCATCTATCAGCAGGTCCGCTATAATAGGCCTGTCCATGAAGTTGTACAAATGTTTCATCACTTCGATAGAATTCTATTCTCTATTTCACATGAGAATTTCATTACCTCACTCCTCATTGAAGCCTTAAAATCGATTTCGCAATTTTCTTCTTATCTCTCGCTTTTAAATTTCCGTACTCTAGCAAACTTACATATGCACTTAATTCCTGCGCATCCCGCCAGGCTTTTTGATTTATAGATGGGTCAAATTTTCCTAAAGCTTTCTGTTGCCGTATAAATTCCAAGTACCTTTTCCCTTTTTCTATTGCCTGCTCTACTGTTTTCACCCAAACACCCCACCTTTCCTGGGTTTAATTTTCCTCTTCCTAGCCAAATCCATCACCAGTATACCTACCTCATCTACATCCCGACCCAGGCCATCCGCTATATCGGATATATGTGTCCCGTTCTTCCATTCCCGTTTGACATATTCTATCTCAGCCTGGGCCCAAGAGAAGTCCATGTCTGTACATGCTATGTATAGTTCTTCCTGTGGCCTGAGTTTTCTTATATCAGCTATGCTTCTGTTCATTATGCATCATCCTCTACTCTATACTTTCCAAGCTTTCCAGCAGTGCTTCTGACTTATCCCCGGCTTCATATAAATCTAAATCTCTTTGTATCATCATAGCTCCAAACATTCCAGTTGGTATCTGTCTGTATAGTTCTAACATCCTTCTTGCGTGTTCTATAGCTTTATCCCAACGTTCTTTTTCTTTTAGATCCATCACTCAAACCTCCAATCGCTTTATCTATGGCTTTAAGGGCTTTCCTAGCAACCATATGATGCCTCACTAAATACCAGTTAGGCTCATATTCCTCCAAAAGTCCATGCAATGTATGTATTGCTTCCACCGCCTGTCTCAATGCTTTCTGGGCTTCTATTATGTTCAATTCATCATAAGCATTTGCTCTGTTCAGCATTTTGCCAACTTTTTCCTCAAATAAATCTGGTCTTTTTGTACCAACTGAACATACCCAACAGTTTTCTTCTGTATCTAAAATAGACATATTCACCTTGTCTAACACGTATTTCATGATAT